TTGGAATCCACGGTTGTTTAAACTTTTAATAATTGAGTCAAGGTAAGAAACCTTTTCCTCTTGCATTGCTACTTTGATAGTAGACTCAATAAACAAATCATCTGACTCAATATACGTGTTCACTTCATTCTTCAATAACTTCTTAAAGAATTGCTCTCTATCTAATTCTGTTAATTCGTGTCTGTCTAATTCCCCAAGATAATACTCAAGCAACGTTCTATGAATTTTCTTATGCTTTCCCTTCAACTTAATAAGTTGTACACGTTCTCCCATATAGTATTTGAGATACTTATTGTGGACTTGGGGGATTTTAGCACTGGCAGTGCCTAATTCGGTTTCGTCTATCTTTGAGTCTTTATTCCACTCAGATACAATTTGTTCAATGTTCATAATATAATTATACCCTATTACTCAGTAAAAGTAAAGTACACACGTTTAAAATAAATTCTTAAATAATTTGACCAATCACCACTTTCGTAGTATAATAGAGGTGTTGCCTCTTTGATATAATAGTAACTGTTATGTTATTGTTACTAATTCGTAAGAACGATAATTAAATGTAACATCACCAGTTAAATATTCTACGTCAGGTTGACTGACATCAAATTCTAAAGATGCAATATTAGTAGGATATAAATCAATAAACTTAACTTCTATATTAGGTTTATACTGAGCAGTAGTAATAATCAATGATGCATCAGAATATGGTTCAGTTAGTAATCTTCTTTGGTCATAATTGTCAGGGAAACCTAAACCAGTCATCCAATCAAAGATCTCTCGATAGTTCTTCATATCTTCATCAATTTTAAACTTTAAAGTTAAATCACCAAAGTCTAATTTATCACCAGCAATAGGTAATTTATTGAATGGGTTAGTTACTGTTTCAATTCTGCCAAGTGTCATATCTGGGATATATGCTGAAGTACAAAAATAATTTACGTGTGGAAGTTTCTTGATTAAGAATTTAAATCCAATTGGGGATAGTAATGATTTGTTTGTAGGTTCTGTTGGCATATTATTTTCCTTGTACTATATTTATAATGCGAAAAAAAACCCCAACCGAAGTCAGGGTTTTGTCTAGGTTTAACTAGAGATTACATTAAGTTAGTAACCTTAGTCAAACGGTAGTAGATGTTACCATCGCCTGTACCTAAACGTGCCGCAACACCGTTACCGTCATTAGTAGCAAACGGATTTGCAACCATACCGTAACGAGTTTTGAAACCGATTTTAGGTTGGAACGAATTCTCACCAACTGCACGAACCATTTGTAATGGAACATATGGACAGTAGAATAAACCAGCATCGAATGCAGATGAACCCTTGTAACCCATAGTGTAGTAGTTGTTAGTAGCATCTGAGAAGTACGGATCAATGTAAACTTTGATACGACCATTCATTACACCAGCAAAAGTATTACCAGTATCATCTACTTGTAAGTTATTACTAATCGCAGGAGCGTAATCTAGAACACCAGCCATTTGAAGTGCAGAAGCAACATCAGATGAAGTAATCATAATATTACCCTTACCACGACGAGTTGACTTAGCAATTTCGTTAGCATCACGTTCGATTTGGAACATAAGACCTTTGAACTTCTCTACAGACCAACGACCATTAGAATCAGTATCTAAGTCGAAAGTACCTGCAGCAGTAGTGTTCTTTTGAGCACCAGCAACAGCAGAGTAGTTAATTGTACGAATTACTTCACGGTTAATCTCTGAAAGGATTTCAGCAGATAAGATGTTAGATAATTCAGTCTCAGCATCTAAACCATGTACTGCTTTAAGATCTTGAGCAAGTTCCATAGTGTATTCTGCTTTCAACGCACGAGTAACTGCAGTAACTGCAACTTTCTCGATTGAGAATGCCATCTCGTTGAAACCGTTATTAGCAGTATCACCAAGTTTTTCAGCATCAGCAGTAGACATACCAGTTTCAACAGTATAGCCAGAACCAGAAGCACGATCCGAAGGATCAGAACCAGTTTGAGCAGTACCTGCAGCACCGTTAGCAACACCTAATGAAGCAGTATTACCTGACGCAGATGCAGAGAATGAAGTATTTGCTTCATTGAACATTGCTTCAGTACCACTTTGCGAAGTGTACTTAGAACGCATAGCAAAGATAAGTCCAGTAGGACCAGTCATTGGTTGAACACCAGCGATATCATATGCAATAAGGTTAGGCATAGAACGACGAACTAGTGAGATTAACACTGGATCGAAGATATCTACGTTACCTGCAGATGCAGTAGATGAAGAACCACCCATAGCGTTTGCAGGTGATGCTTCACCTAGTAAAGTAGGGGCAAACATGCCACCTTGATTAGACTGCTCACGAGCAGCGATTTCTTGATTTTCTAAAAGAGTAGCAATAGTTGCCTTTTTATGAGAATCCGTAATTGAATCTAGTTCAGGATGCTCTAAAACCGGCTGCCACTTTTTTAGCAAGTCGTTTGATTGAGTCATTTGTTTCTCCTTTTATTTAAAATTAACTTAACGGATGCTTTTAGTAATAGCACTCATATAAGCAGACATTTCTGGATCAACAGATGTTACATCATTATCAATTTCCAGAGGTTCATCATCAAGGTCTTCAGTAATTACTTCTTCCGTTGGGAAGTAGTTTTCCTTAAGAGTTTCAAGTTTTTCTACATAAGAACCAGCATCATCAAAATCTACACCCTCAGCGAGTGACTTCAGTTTGATTGCTTGTGATTCAGTTAAACCTTCAGAAACAGTTACTAGAATCTTGTCTTGACTAGACTCAGCAATATCTTTCTTAAGTTCAATGTTCTTTTCCATTTCTTCATTAAGCGAAGTTTCAAGTTCTTCTAACTTAGTAGCCATTTCATTAACTAAGTCGACTTTATCTTCAGGGATGTCAATATAGTTTTCTGTGAATAAGTCTTTAAGACCTGCCATAAAGTTTTCAGTAATTTCGTTCTTGATGCCTTGTTCAACAGCAAGTTCGTTTTCCTTCATCCATTCTTCAGAAACATATTCCAAATAGTCATCTAACTTAGTAGTTAGAGATTCAGTAATTTCTGCTTTCTCAACTTCTAGTTCTGCTTCCATGTCAATAGTAACTGACTCTAAAATGTCATTTACTTTAGATACGATTGCCGACTCAAAGATAGTAGTCGCTTTAGAAATAAAATCTTCAGATAAGTCTTCACCGTTAAACATTGCAGCGATGTCTTCTTTTACGTCAACATCATCAGCATCAATTTTCTTGATGTCTTTAATTGACTTTTTCTTTTTATCGAAATTAAATTTCTTTTTCTTGTCATCGTCATCTTCTTCGTCTTCGTCTTTTTCAAAACCTTCAACTCGTAATGCTGCCATGATATCTTTATAAGAATGCTCAAGGTCTTCTTTCTTCATGCCTTTAACAGCATCAACCATGGCAGTAACCATAGCAACCTTAGTTTTCTTAACAGATGAACCTTGCTTTGGGTTATCTTTCTTATCTTCATCTTCAGGTTTACCACCTGGAGGTGTCATTTCTTTAGTTTTCGGATCTGGTACTTCAGCATCCACACCAAATGATGCCTTAGCTTCCTCTAACTCTAATTCGTTTAATTCTTTTTCAGACATTTTTGAATGCTCCTATTAAAAAGTTTCTTTTATATTAACAATTATTTATAATAACTGATACTTTATGTTTTTAAATGATTCAAAAAAGTTTCAAAGATCTTAAACTTTTTATCCTCAATTTCTTTTACAGACATCTTGACGATTTGACTCTTCATTTCTTCTGCTTGCTGTACTGACCAGATACCATTTTCAAAGATCCATTCTCTTTCTTCCATGATACCTTCAACAAACGCAAGTGGGGCACTTGGGTCAGCAACAATATCACCAGCAGTTGCTAGATAGAAATCTTTACCGACTTGTTGTACACCACCCTTACCTGCAGAAAGTGTACCCATACCTCTTGACGAAACACCTAGTTGAGCACCCTCTTTTATTAATGACTTAACGATAGCACCATAAGGTGTCTCAGTCATAATCTTTGCTTTACCTACGAAGTTATCGCCATCCTTTTCCAACTTAGTAATCATATGAGATACTCTCTCTAGATTAATTGTTGGACCTTGAGGATGACCAAGTTCTCCATAAGCACGATTCTTTTGTACGTATTCTTTGTTGTAACGAGCAACTTCTTTCTCTAAGATCTCAGTTGGGTAAACTCTACCATTACGATTCTTGAAGTTACCTTGCATGAATACACCTTCGATGAAAAAGTTTTTCTTTCCATCTTCAGTTGCTTCTGTGATATAGTTTATATCTTCATGTACTTCTGATAATAATCTCATAGTTATGCTCCTGAGTCTGCCACTTTAGTGGCATATACTGTACCAGCACCTGCAGTGATTGTGTCGTTTGGACGTTTGCGAATTACTATACCACCATTTGATGGTATGCGGATAGTAATTGAACCACCTGCATAGTTTCCATTTTTACCGTCGCCAGTATCAGTAGCAGTATTTGCTATTGTTAATGTTCTTGCAGTTGCATCGTTAGCAACAAATACCGCAGTTGCGTTATATACGTTAGTTGCCGCACCTAGTGCTACTGTATTTGCTAATGGTTTCATATTCTTATGCCTTATGTACGATATCTAAAACCTTCATCAATCCCGCAGGATCTTTACTTAAAGTTTCGATTGCTTTCTTTTTATTATTAGGATTAAGTTTATTTAAAACTGTAACGATTTGTTTAGCAGTATCTGCATCAACATTTTCTTGCTTACCGTTATCAAACTTAACCCTACCTGACTTTTTTGATTTAGCAACTGCCTGCATATCATTCCAAGCATTTCCTTCTTCAAGTTCAACTTCTTCATTAACACCTTTGATAGAACCGTCAAACTGATGGTCGCCAGCAACAGGGTGTTTTGTGTGAGTCATCTTATGTGAGTCTTTAAAATCAACCTCACCTTTAGAACGGGGTTTGATATCCTTTACTTCATCGTCACTGTCTTTTGGTGCGATATAATCTTTCGCATCAGTCTCTGTGAAAAAACTTTTAAACGTCTTGATTGTCATCTTTTGCTTCCTCGGTGTCAGACATGAAACTTGCAGCAACTGCATGCTTTTGAATTTCGACTGAATCTTTAATTTTATTCATTAATAGAGAACCAACTGCGTCTTTAAACTCAGAAACGTTACCGTCTCCAGCCATCTCAATTGCATCACTCATTGTGTATTCGCTCATAGTATTCTCCTTTTAGAATATTTATAAAAATTAGAAGTTATCATCGTCTTCATCACCCATCTCTGCCTTCTCGCTTTCGATTTGTTTATCTATTTCTTTAACGTCATCTTCACTCTGTTTAAGAACTGAAGTACGAATCCATTCAGTAGAGAAATACTTACCAGTGTACTCATCAACATCACGTAATAGTGACAGACGTTCTCTAAGCACTTCACCTTCTTTAAGTTCGGCAAAGTAGTTATCTTCCATAAAGTCATAGTTGATAGAGTCTTTCATCTCTACCCATTCTGCTTTAGTGATAACACCTTTAAGTAGTAATTGCTTTTCTAAGATAATACTGAATAACTCAGAGAACCTAGTTCTAAGACGTTTAATAAATTTACTAAACTTTAACTCATCTCTAGTAATCTCGTTAGCACGACCCATATTAAACTGAGATTCTGATTCCAGTCTAGTTGATGGAACGTTTAACGATTCATATAGTTTCTTACGGAAATATAATACGTCGTCTAATTCACCAAGATTTTGACCAGAAGGAAGTGTAGTAATCTCAGTACCACGACCACCCTCACGTCTAGGCAACCAATAGTCCTCAAGCATAGTCATAAACTTACGATCGTCTTTCACTTCACCAGTGTTAGCATCATACACAAGTTTATTCTTATGCTTCGCCATCATATCTCTTAGATATTGTTCTGCTTTACCCTTCGGCAAGTTACCAACATCAATATAGAAGATTCTACGTTCTGGAGCACGAGCAATACGGTAGATAACCGTTGCATCTTCCAGCATACGTAGTTGGTTTAATGGTTTGATTGCTTTATGTAGATGTCCCAATACAGCAGAATTATCACCATTCAATATACCTGAATGAACATAAGCAATTGAATCAGAAGCAATTTTAACACCCTCGTTACCTGCCCTAACACCTTTAGGTGAGTAGATAAAGTATTCGTTATACTTCTTATTGAATATGTTTTTAGAGTTAAGTGGTGCTTCTTTCTGACGTTTCTCAGCACGCACCTTTTTAATTCTACGTGGGTCGATGTAACGTATCTCTTGAATGCCTTCTTTAGTTTTCTTTGTATCAATCATTAGATGATAATACAAACGACCATCTACATACCATTTACTAAAAATGTCATATGCTTTGGTGTTGAATTGGAGAAGTTTTAAGATTCCTTCATACTCTTCACGAATACGATCCTTAACTTCATCAGGTTGGTTTACGTCATCTAGAACAATTTCAACTGGAGAACCGTCTTCGTCACTAATGATTGCCTCATTAATAACATCATCGACAGCACGTTGACACTCAGGTTGTTGTGACATATCCCTATACTTAGTAATAAGGACTGTCTCAGTCTTAGTGGATTGCTCCATATCAATAGACGTACCAAAGAAACCTCCCTCTGTGACTGCAACTGCTGCATCGTCATTAGTGGGTGGTGCGAATGATTGAATTGAAGGTGGGGTTTCCACCTTCTTGCCGATTGAATAACCGAATAAATCTATTGCCATATTAATCTCTTATAATAAAAAGGGTATAAGTATATTTATATACCCCGGAATCACTTCAAACGGTATTAGATACCACCAGCATCACCAGTTGAACCACCAGAAACTTCCCAATAATCATACTGGAATGTTACCGTGTACTCTTCAATTCCTTCAGTTTCCCATGACAGGTCAATTGTAGAAACTTCAGAAGGGTAAAGACCAACGAAATTGTAAGTTCTAATAACATCACCAGTTTTACTGAATTGTGTCACTTGAGCATTAGATTTATATAATGATGGAGCAGATCCACCAGCAGTTCTTAAATTGCCTTGGAAAGAATTAATTGCATTAGACCATTTCTCTAAAGAATTTCTAATTGCAAAGTCTTCATCATTTATAATAGTTGGTGTCCATTCAGCATAAGTTCTATTGCCAGCCAACTTAACTTGACGACCAAAGTACGGGACTTCGATTGTGCCTAAAGTTGAGGCAGGTATTTGTGCTGACTTACACATAAATGGAACCTGAATATCAGCTGCTCCATCGATTGGGTTCGTAATGGTAACCTCAAATAGAGCATTTCTTGCTCCACCATCTTTGAGTGCACCAGAGAACGAATTTATATTAAAAGCCATTTTTTATCTCCTTTATATTCTATTTAGGTACGTCCAACAATCTCAGAAAACTCTACACCACTTCTAACAGCAACAAAGTTTAACTGAATATAGTTAATAGAACGAGAAGGTTTAACATAAATGTCTCCAACGAACTCATTTCTTTCAACGACTCCACTAGTATTATTCGAACCGTCACATACTACTCTAAAGTCTGTGATACCACGTCTGCCTTGAACATCTCTTAAGAAAGGTTCAACTAGATTTCGGAACTGAGCACGAGTAAAGTCGTCGTTAAATTCAAATAACGTAAATTTAGATGCAGTGCTAATTGCTTTCTCTAGTACAATAAACAACCTACGAACATTGATTCTATCAAATGCCGAAGGTTTATTTAACATTGTCTTATCACCGAATAGTATAGTTCCCTGTCCTGGGAAAGTAACTACTGGGTTTACGCCTTTCTTGTATAATTGTTCTCTATCTTGTTTGTTTGGATTCCATGCTAGTCGGATATTGTTTTTAACATTACCACGATTAAAACCAGCAGGTGAATACCATGGGTCACGAGTTGAATCGGTTTGAACCATAAGACCAGCAGTATCACCGTTTAATGGAACATAACGGTAAACATCGTTGTACTTATCATATTGATATTTCCAACCTGAGTCCATTACAGCATAAGAAGAACTAGGTAACAAATCTCTATATGCAATTACATCATCTCTTTCCTTACCATCATAACCGTTATTATTAACAACATCAGCACGTTCTGGTGATATCGTTGCAATACAATCCTTACGACTGTCAGCAATATTTGTAATCAAGTGAATTGCTAATGTAGAATCAGCAGCACCACCAAGAATTAATGAAATATCTACATCTTCAGCAGACTTAAACTTATCGTAACCAGTAATCTTTTGAGCAGAAGAAGGTTTACCACCATCTTTACCGTTAGTCATACTTGCAGTTAATGGTAAATCCTTACCACCAAAAGTCACACCAGATGCTTTCTTACCAGCATTTGTTGCATTTGCGTTATGACCACCAAACCAAATATGAGAAGAACCTTGGTTAATCTTATCTTTATAGTAGTTACCAGCACCTTGGTCTGTCTTAGCATCAGATGCCATTGAAACGTTTTCATATGTTTCTAATACACTTGCAGAAGTTCCAGTAAAAGCACCGTCTTCATCAACAACAGCAATATGTAAAGAATCACCTTGAGCATTTGCTGTATTAGCAAATGAAGTTGTTGTAGGAGCAGTTGAGAAGTTATTAAAATATTCCCAACGACGAGTAATATCTGGAGTATAATTTGATACAGTATTACCAGTATAGTTTGAAGTCAATGTAACTGTGTTACCTGACACTGTTTTAATTTTACGTTGCTCTTTATCAGGACCAAGTAAAAGAATATCACCAACTACAAAAGCAGTTTCAGTATTCGATGTACCTTGACCATCACCAGCAAGGGTAACAGTTTTACTGTTTCTTGTAGCATAGTAACTTGTAGCAACAGTAGATTCCCATGCTGAAGAGTTTTGACATACAGATATTTTTAATGAATTGCCCAATTCTCCAGGATACTTAGCAACCCAGTCTCCATGACCAGAGATATTAGCATATGTTTCATTATAGTATTCTTCACTCTCAACATAAGTGCCAGTAGCACCAGATGTAGCATTGTTAGCACCATTTACTACACGAACCGTGTATAATGCATTACCGTATGAAAGAAAGTTGGCTGCAGTGAAAAAATCATCAGCAGTATTTGCGTTTGGTTTATTGAAAACATTTACTAATCTATCTTCAGAATCAATCAACACACGTGTGTTGACTGGACCCCAACGGAAGTGACCTGCAATTGCACCCTCTGTGGTACTTACTGCTGGAACAACTGTTGTAAGATCGATTTCGCTTACATTAACACCTGGACTTACTTGGAAAGGCATATGGTTTCTCCTGTGTTTCTTTTAATTTAATTCGTTTCTATGCTTTTATTTATAATTTATTAATATTTACCATCCCGAGTCAAATCTATCTTCTTTATCATTCAACCAGTCAGAATGGGAAGAAACTTCAATTTCTTCCATTTCACCAATTCCATCGTCGCATATTCCAAATGGGAGTAAATCATTCATTAATTCTTCTTCACTTCTCTCCCTTAATTTTGAAAGGGTTTGAATGTCTGTTATGTCTTTAAAGTATGTTTGGTTACTTAACCATGCAAATAACACAAGGCACATAACTAAGTCATCATGAGAACCTGACTCTGCTTCATACGAACTACCCTTTCTTGAGAATCTAGATAACTCTTCAATTGTGTTGTGGTCATTGATAACTAATTGCTCTTGCTCAATCAATAACTTTAATATTGAACAACCAATACTCTTAACTGTCTTAGTTGTCCTTATACCCTTATCAACACCTTTACTGAATCCACCAGAAATTCTTCTTCCTGCACGACCAGCACTTTCAGTGAATAGAATATTCTCATATTCAAATTCGTAATGTAGTAATTCAGACACTTGCTCACCAATATCATTAATCTCGATAAGACAAGTTGATTCATTATATAAAGTAGCAGTTCTATATATGATTTCAGCATACTCTACTGGTGTGATAAAGTTATCTCTGAACACACATACTTGTTTATATGGCATTTCAGATACATCAATAATTTGGAATGCTGAGTAATCTAAACCCTTTCCTCTTGACACATCCACGACACAAGCATATGTGTGGCCCTTCTCAGGTTCAACATACATCGAAATGCCTTGTCCTTCTTTAATAGGTGTCAGTGATACAAGTGTTTTTAGTTTTCCACCATCGATTAACGTATTAGAACTACCAAGGAATTGGCATGCATATTCTTGAGAGAATTTCTGTGTATCAAAATCCATCGCAGCAAGTGTTTCCTGCTTCCACTCATCATCCCTGCCTGGAACTTTTTCCCAAGGAACCTCTACATACTTATAACCGTTAGTTCCTTCCTTAGCACCATTACAAGTTTTATAGAAGTGGTTTAATCCGTTTGGTGTGGATGTTAATAATATCTTAGTAGTTTTACCAGAAGAAATTGTAGGCATAACAGCAGAAAAGAATTCGTCCCAGTTCTCTACGAATGCAGTTTCATCGATGTATAGGAATGATACTGATTTACCACGAATAGCACTTGATGATGTTGCAGCAGCAACAATCTTTGAACCATTTTCAAATTCAACAGAACCTTTGTTCCATTCTATCACACCTTGCTGTAACCATTTAGGTAATGCTTCATAAGCAATCTTAATTCTATCTAAGATTTCTCTAGCACTGTCACCTTTATTAGCAAGTAATGCTACAAGTTTGTGTTCGTTGAATAGAACGTAGTGTAAAATAACTGCAGCAGCGACTGTAGTTTTACCTGCCTGCCTTGACGTAACAACTGTGACTCTACGATTGTCTGTGATGAGGTTGGTTATCTCTTTCTGATAATCATACATTTTAATGGGGATTAACCCATGGTCGACATGTACGATCTTAATGTATTCTTCAGCAAAGTATATAGGATCCTCAGAGCACTTCATGTACTCTTTTAACCGTTTCTTAGTCCAGTTAAACTTTTGACCCTTTCCTTTTAGGTTTGCGTTACCTAGATAGTGTTGTCCCATAAATTACTCATTATTTAATTTCTTTAAAATTCCAAACATTACTTTCCTTTTGCCATAGAAGCACCGAAGTACATTTCAACAATTAAACTTGTCCAAGAAAATACTTCATCATACTTGATTAAACCATTTATCATCTGATATTCAATCACATCTGGTGTAAATTGAATACCTAAAAAACTAAATCCCTCTTGTACAATTGGAATTGCCGTAGGGATGTCGATGAATAATGGAGCGAGTACATATGTCACAATTAATGCTAACATCACCCAAATGATCATACGTCTATTGAATGCTGCCATTGGTGATTCAGTTGCTGCAGCAGATCTTGCCGAGTCGATTGATGCTTCCCGAGCCATCAGAACTTCCATTTGAAGTTTTTGACTCTCTTGCTTCGCTTGCATATTCAAAGCCATAAGCTTTGCAAAGAATCCTAATGCAATTGGCAATATACTTGTCAATATCGTAATCATAAATCTCTCCTATATAAGAAGTATTTATAAAAATAGGACGTTCCAGAAGCAATTACGATGAATAATAACCACCAAGGGAAACGAGTTTCCCTCTCGGGGATAGGTTGTATTGGTTTGATTGGAACTTGTTTAGTCGGAATGCTGATTGGAACTTGTTTAGTCGGAATGCTGATTGGAACTTGTTTAGGTGGGTTCCAATTCTTAGGTTGTTTAACTTTCTTTATTGAAGGTTTGACTATTGCGACTTTATCTTCAACGACAAAGTCTGCTATATTTAACGAAGTTGTTATTATATCAAACGTTGAACATCCACTCAAAAATAGAATGGATGTTAATAATAATACCTTAGTGGTTACGTCTTTGATTAAATACACAAATAAACATTAAGTCTTCATCATCAGACTTGTTATAAACTTTATGATATGCCCCATCCGGAATAATAAATGCTTGACCTGCTTCGACGAAATGTTCCGTATCACCAATAATCATAGAACCTTGACCAGATAAGAATGTGTAAACTTCTTCAATGCCTTTGTGACTGTGACCAGATGTTTCTTGACTTGGTTTAAGAGTTGTGGTCGACACAGTTAATTGTTCTAAATCTGTATTATCCACAATAGTATAAGTATCATTATCCTTTACTACATCACCGTCTAACATTCTAGTTGCTTGATTTTCACACACCTGTTTCTTTAAACCAGATGATGAGAAGTTATGGTCACGTCTATTATAATAAGTATCAATTGGCAAGTCATCACCAGTGAAAGGTCTGTCTCTATAATCTGAACCAACAAATCTTACGTCAATCTGATATAGTTGAAGTAAATCAATTAATTCCTTTTCATTATTATATGGGATAATCTCATCAACATATTTAACTGCTGACAATTGTGCATAACGTTCAACCACAGACTGTACTGGATATCTACCATTCTTATGAGGATTAACGTTCAGGCCAACGATTAACTTATCACAATTTTCACTACACTCTTTAAGCATAGCAACGTGACCTGCATGCAATAAGTCAAACGAACTACAAGTAAATCCTATCTTCTGCCAATTATCTTCATCCATATTATATCCTTTTATAGTGTATTACTTTTATTATACCCTATTATTGGTATAATGTCAACCTTTAAGCATCTTCTGTAATTCGGCAGTACTGCCGACGAATAAGGCATTCGTTACGTTCTGTGCCACATTAGTGCTACCAGAATCTTCTTCCTCACGTTGCAACTCTTTCACTTTCTTTTGAATAGATAGTAAATCTTTGTTCGCATCCATTAAGGTTTTTGATAACGTAGCAACTACTTCAAAAGCACGTGGGTGCTCAGATACCTTTGCTAGTTCTAGTAGTGAGTCTAGTGCTTCAGTTCCTTTTTCGATTACACTATAAAGGTTTTCCCTAGCAAACTCATAGTCGTCGTTGATATCTTCTTGTTTGTTATCACTATGAATAACTGCTGTAGATATGCCAGTTACTTCTGTTTCGATTAGATCTGCCTCAACGTCTAGTATGTCGTTAAGGTTTTTTGTTAAGTTTGCCGTCATAATATATTCTCATAGTTTAATCGTGATTGTGCCTATCAACACCATCGAAGTAATTCCAATGGTCGAATGCATATCCATAGTTAGTATTTGATGTGATATTTCCAATTGCTATACTAGCACTTGAATTGGAAGTAGGACTTCCATTTGCTAATAGTCCAGGAGTTAGGTGTATCTTAGATTGTGGTCCTTCAGTCTTAACGAATGTAGTATTTGAAGAAGCAACAAAATCAAGGATAGTCCTTTTAATAATACCCTTATTACTTACTGGTCCAAAGATATAACCTTTAACCGTAAATGTGAAGGTGTAGATGATAGCACGTCTAGATTGGAAGTCTGCTTCGTATGTATCTTCAATACTCATACCAGTTAATACGGTAGGAATATCATAATACTCATTCATCTCAGGAACAAGTTTGACTGAGTTAGTCCACTCTGGTCTGAAGAACGGTAGGATTTGCTCAACTACTTGAACAGCATCTTCGTTGTTATTAAACATCCCACTTAACGTTATATTAATATCATAAGGAACTGGAGTAAACTGAGAACGGTTTTTATCCTCACCTTGACTAATGTTAGTGTTACGTTGCATCTTGTTTAACGTTCTATCTGGAGCATACGTCATATCCGTAACTTCAAATGAAAGTCTAGGCAAAGTAATCGCCACTTTTTTATTGAGGTTTGCGTCTTCTCTTAAACGTACAAGAAACTTTTCTTTTGGTCCATAAGCAATCGGAACACGAATAGTTTGTACTGCTGTTCCTGATTTATTGAATCTTTGGATGTCTATGTCATTAAACATATTACCGAACATGATAATATGTTTTCTTATAGCACTATGATAGTATGAATGTCCGAACATATGTTACCACCCTATTCCTTCAGAGAACGGGTTGCTCTCTGAAAAATCTATAAAGTCTGCTGTTGAAGTTTGGAAGAATTCGTTATTAGCAGATTTATCTGCAGTTTCAACACGGAACCCATCTTGAATAATTGCATCACCACTTTCAAATGTAAGTGTATTGCCTGCTTCGTCAAGTAATTCAAAGAATTTCATATCACCAGAATATGTATCTTCAATTACATCAATACTAGCAATGCCAGTATCAATAACTTCATGACTGTATTCAAACAATTCACAACGTAAATCGTAGGTTTGTAACCCACCCATTTGATAGAAGATGGCTTCGTGCTCAACGAACTTAACCTCGAATATCTTACCGTTAAGAGGGAAATATACTAGATCGCCTTCGACAGGACGACCAGAGTCTTCCGTAGTGTCCTCTATGGCGACTTCCTCACCAAATCGCCTCTGAGAAATAGTGAACACCATTTCATCTCTAATTTCTAAACCAAATTTAGAAAGGAAATCCCCATCACCTTCAAATCCATCTGATGATTTGATATACATTTCTAAAGGATATGCATTGTCAAATTTAGATAACTCATCTTCACCGAATAGGTTGTCATCAGAAACCATAGTTCTGGGTAAATAGAAACACTCAATACCATAGATCTTAATGCTCTCTATGATGAGATCCTCAATCATAGATTGCTCTTGAAAGTTTCCGTAGTTGTTGAAGTATAAGTTAGTAGTTGCCATATTAACCAGTCAAGTCAAATACTAAACCACCTTGATTGGAAATTACTTCTTCTTCAAGTTTAGCAATTTCCTCATTAGCATCTGCAAGTATTTGTTGTCCGTTAAAGGTAACTCCACCTGGAAGTTGCATACCTTCAAACTTAGAAAGGTTTTGCCCCCATTGTTTTTTAATTAACGCAGTAGTATAACGTCTTAACCACCAATCACCATAAACTTGTGAATAAGTTTCAGGATTCATTGCCTTGTAGCATTCGATAATAACATACTCACCAGCAGTTAAACTTGACCAGTCAGCATCTAAATATAATTTATCAGTATGACGATTAAATCTGTAACGTTGTCTGCCTACAAGTAACTCTTGCATCAAAGCAATACGTTCCATTGACATAACAAAATTAGCAAACTGATAACCAGACCAATTTTGAATATCATTTAGTGTGATTTGATATTTAGCATTGAATATATTATTAGAACTTGTATTATTACCCAAAGGGAATATGTCAATAATGCTATTAACAGCAGTAGGAATTGCTATATACTTATTAGTGATATCAGTAGCAGTTAGTTTATGCTTTAAGAATGTTCTTTCAGTACCATCATAGTGATAGTCGTGATAGAATGCGAGTGCGTCATCGATACGATCTTGTACTTGGTCTTCATCAACATTAATCTCGATGACTGGAGCACCTAAACGTCTTAGACAATATTTTTTAAGTTCTTCTCGAGTTGTGGGAGTTGCCATAGAATAGTTCCGGAATACATTTGTATAGAACTATTTATAATAATTATATTGGAGGTGCTGTAAATTCGTTGTGAGCATTCATGTACTTACTGTACAATTCTTTTTCAGATAAGTTTGGGTTTTCATTCTTATCAACAAAGTCCAGCATCAACATTAATCTTACATCATCGTTATAATTACTTGGTTTATGCAAATTGTAAGGGTTTTCAAATTGATATGCATTCCCTAATTCGTATGTGTAGTTATGAGTTTCCCCATCATCCTCAATAACATCAATAGAAGCATTGTCAATATTAAGTATTGGTATGTGTATTCTATGATAACCTTTTACCTGTGTCCAATACTCTTGATGGAATGCTGTATCTCCATTCCTTATTACTGACACTGCTAAGAAAGATAACTTAATATGTTCAGGCAACCTGTCAATAAATTTAGTTATGGTTGGAAAGTTTGAACACGTCTCAGTCATACCAACCTCAGCATAATGAAGTGTCATTAAATCCCAATTAGAAAGATAGAAGTGAGATAATATTTTTCCATCGACAATTGTATTAACTGTATCATATTCATCAATAATGTTATTTCTACCAGCAACCAATGGTTTAAGAAACGAAAACTTTGTAGATAAATCTAATTTAGTTACTGGCATTTATATATGTATTTGTCTAAGTATTCTTTCTGTGACATTAAGTTGTTGTAGTCGGTTTCCCTAAACTCAGAAATCTTTCCATTTGCTTTATCGTGTTCTTCTTTAGAGTAGTCTTCAAACATAGCATCTTTAGGGAACACACCAAAACCAATTGCTTTACTTATCCAACTAGAAGGAACGAATAGTTTCTTTTTAGGTGGTGGTTGCATTTCTTCTTTACATAAACTTAACCACTCTTCCATTCTAGGTGTGATGTGTGAGTTAGTTCTATCTCTCCAGAATTGTGAGTCTTGCCTATGACTTAAATTATAACCAATTGATATGTAATCTCTAAAGTCTTCAATGTTAGAGGTTGCCTTCTTATTATATTCATCAACGTTCAAGTTACCTTCAGTCACATCAAACAACCTCATACCAGCAACTTGAATAGCAAACAGTAAGGTAGACTCTAGTGGTTCAATAAACCCTGCTGATAATCCAATAGCAACTACGTTCTTAGTCAAAGGTTTATCATAGAACCCTGACTCAATATCTACAACAAAACTTTTACATCCTTCTGTTCTATCATAACCAATAGCATTTCGTAACTCATCTTCTGCTTCAGCATCTGTTAAGTAATCTGAGGTGTAAACATATCCAGCACTAATTCTATTATATAAAGGAATTTCCCAGAACCAACCAGATGATAAACACTTAGAACGTGTACGAGGTCGCATCTCATTCTCTTTATCAATATAGTCATATCTAATCACACATGCTTTATTGTGTGTTAAATATGGTTCGAATGATTTGAAGTCTTTATTAACCTTATCAATTAAAAACCTTTTAAATCCAGTACAATCTACAAACAAATCAGCAGTATATTCTTTACCATCTGTATCAATTAACTTCTCAATACCATCATCATTAACAATAACGTCTTTAATCTCTGCTTGAATATGATTAACACCAGTTGTACGTTCTCTTAAGAATACTCCAAACTTATCTGCGTTAATATGATATGCCCAATGCTGTGGCCAACCGTTGTATGATTTAGAATGATACCAATCAGGGATCTGACCATCTTTATCTGCTAACCACTTACCACTATCCCTCATAGCAATATGCCCATTACGCATAGTAGAAGTCCAATAGTCTTGTTTATCAAAACCTTGTTCTGCTCGGTTGATGTTCCAGTACTTATACTTGTCTTCATCAACCTCAAATGAATGCCAAAAACGTGAGTTAATAAAATCCCAGTCTTCATACATCACACCGTTCTTGTAAGTGGCATCACAATGTGGCATCCACTCAGACTCATCCTTAATACCAATGTCGTTGAAGAACTTCATTAGGTATGGTGTGGTCGCTTCACCAACACCAATGGTCTTTATATTAGGGGATTCAATTACGGTTATGTTTAAGTTTGGGTTCTTTGCTATTAAGTAGGATGCTGTCATCCAACCAGCACTACCGCCACCGAGTATAGTTATATTATTCATCTACGGTTACTTCACGTGCTTTACAATAAATTCCATCTTTGCTATACTCAGCATTGATATCTTTGTATGCTTTAAGTATATTTTTAGGGGAGTCGTTTAAAAAATCAATAATTTCAATGATGGGTAACACTGCACCACAGTACTGTAGTTTACCCCTTGTGTTAATATCCATAAATAAATTAGACAGTTGTACACAAGGAATAGTTATATCTCCTTCGTAAACTGGATCGTAAGATAATGTATAGTTATAACCTAGTTTGTTCGCAGCAACTTTACATGTGTCGAACAATTCAATCAAGTCCATCTTCCTCCACTTAACACCTCTACCTGTTGCGTCAATAACACGCATCCTAGTTGTACCAAGATCGTCTGCTTCTTTCATTATAGTATCAATATCACCGATATTATATCTACCAACTGTAATAGAAGCAACCGTTTCGATACCTGCAGATGCTAACAGTCTGAATGCATGAGTCTGTTCAAAATATCCAAGTCCTTGAATTTGGTCATGTCGTTTAGATCCTTGAAAATTCATTTGGACTTGTTGAACGTTTTTAAACTTAACTAATCCATCAACTAATTCTTTATTAAGGTGTTCACCGTGAGATGCAACATGAATGATAAATCCTTTGCTATCAGCGACCGAAACCAACTCTAAGAAGTCCGGATGCTCCGTAGGTTCGCCACCAGAGAATGTTATTTGCTTAATTCCAATATCTAATAACTTATCCGTGATTGTTCCGAAGTCTTCCACAGACATAATATCGTAGTCGTGGTTGTTATAGTTGCCATAGCACCAAGAACACTTATGCGAGCAAGAATCAATGATAGAGATATATGCCCAAACTGGTTGGTTCTTTTCTCTATCTTTTAATTTAGCAACACCTGAATGTTCAGGTGTTTTAGAAAAGGTTACTAGACACATTTATTGAAATGCCCCACCACCGTGGGCTCCATACATCATAAAGAATACAAGGGCAATACTTAGAGCGAAGTCAATTCTAGTTGTAATGATAAACCTCTTTCTAGCAAGTAAAGGTGTTTCTCCATCAATCAATTTCTGTTTACAAATATCAGACTGAGGAAAGATAGTAGACCAAACGTTGCACATAATACTACAATATACAAGGGTGTTATATGTCAATATAGTTCCAATCCAAGCACCAACACCAATGAATTGAGAACCATTTCTTAATAGGAATGCATCTGCTAATCTACCAGTTCCCCATAAGTATAATGCTCCAGAAACCCAAGCAATTACAATACCTAATCTGAAACATAACATCGCAGTATCAACTTTATCTAATGTTTCTTGATTTGGTTCTTTAGACTTATCAGAGAACATTGCCGTAATTGCCATTGGGATATGGATGAAGTTGAAGTACCATAAGATTGTCATAAACATAAATCCACCTAATAGATGAACGTATTTGATTATTAAGAGAGTTTCGTAATCCATAATATACCTATTTTACAAGTTGAAAAAGAACGTATGCGATAACAAACCCGAGTATGAAAGTCGCATACTTATTATATAAAGGGTTGAACGATTTAGTGTGTTTGAATTTTGCCATGATATGTTTTTATTATTAAGTCATTAGTATTTATTATACCTGAATATAACTTTAAAGTAAAGTTTTATTCTGAATATATTTATCGAAGTATGGTCTGAAGTCGACACCATTAATCCTAGCACCAAGTCTTTCAATCTCTTCATAATATTCATAAACATCTTTATCAGAAACTCCACCATCAAATACATCCATAAGTAATAGGATACGTTTCTTTTCATCTTTGTCTTCATTTATAGGATAGTGTAAATGATTAATCCCTTCGAATTGCATCCACTCACCTAATGACCAAGAATACCTTTTCCATTCTGAGTTTTCTTCAACACAAAGAAAAGATGTATCAGTCAATTGTAAAGGAAGATGGTATCGTTTGAAATTTGTATTAGTAGGATGTAGGTCGGAGTGAGGTGCTGGAGTGTTACCTGCTTCGACAATAGATAACCCCATTGAGATAATTGTATAACCTGTTACTGAATCTATATTTTCAGAAATAGATTTGAATGATGGTACGTTATTTTCAGCAAGACCCAATATGTTGAAAATGGGAACAAACCCCCACGGTGTTCCCATTACTTCTATGTCGCTATTATCAAATTCTTTTAATATTTCTTTATATTGTTTAGAGGTTTCTCTAAAAAGGTTGTCTTTATTATCAACCTTTGTTAGCATCAATAAACGATTTTAGTGGAGTTGATAATTCTTGTAATCCTGGGAAATTTTCATAAAATAAATAATAATTTTTAATTTGTTGACTTGTTGGTATTGATGTTGAATCCCAAATGTCGATTGACATATAAACATTTCTATTTGAACTTGGGTCTTCATTGAAATTTATATCATCACCAGAAACCCAATCAACAAATTTCATATAGTTTGTAGAATTGAATTCAGTCTTCGCAACAGTTCCGGTTCCTGTATTCGCAATATAGTATCGATTTACTGGATATCCATTTTCCCAAGAAAGTTCGTAAACTCCAGGATGTTTTTCAGAACCATATTCAGAAAACGCAATAGACATAATATTCAATCCATCATCTAATAATCCCATTAAGGAATTCATTAAATTGTTATTGTTGGTAAATATACCCGAAGAATCTCCAAGGATGGTAGTCTTTCTGTTAATCATCATAAGTTCGAAATCCATATTATTTCTATTTGCATCATATTCTGCAAAAATAATATCTCTATTATCTAATAATGTTTGTAATTGTTCTGTTTCTTTAGTGTTCATTTCATTATCCTTTATAATTCGATTTATACATTTTTATTGTACTTGGTTTATTATTTTTAAATTTAATAGAACCATATTTAAAATCCCCTCTAATATGATTATTATAGTTGGGATTAACTTTATCACAGAAAGCATCAAAGTCGAAACTATGCCAATCATTAGTACCATCATCCAAACTTTCGTTTTTTGGCAGTGGGAATTTGAGGTTGTAATAATTTGATATTTTTCTCAATTGTTCATCAGTGTCAATTGAAAAAATTAGATCATAAGAATTATTTTCTTTATATATTCCAATACCAACCCAAAACAAAACGTCTGGGGATAAATCGTAACCAGTTAAATCTTTTCCTTTATTACTAGTCCCCCCAGTAATCAATTCATATATATTTCTACTCGGGTGGTAATATTTAACCTTTCTTTCGTTGTTCTTATTTTTTTTAACAGAAAAGAAAGGGAAATTTTTATCCAATTTATCCATCTTAACATTTTTACTAACATAATACCTAGATATACAACCATCTTCTATTCTCTCTGAAGAAACTGAGTTGTTATCAATATTGGTTTTATAACATTCTTTATATTTTCTTCCGCCAGAATATGATACTTCTATGATTTTAGATCCAAGCATTATTTGATGGATCGTAACTTAGTGTGATTGGGTCACTTTTAAAAATTGTTACTGATGGTACTTGCCCGTAACTTATTTCATTCACTAATTCTCCATCGCTGTTCATTATTGTTGTTGTGATTTCACCATTACTTGATTTAATATTTTTTGCTAAAATACGAATTGAATATTCCCCAACATCAGGAAGTGATAATTGAAGTGTTGGTGTGGTAGACGAACCATAATTCAAATATTTCTCGTTAGTTGCATTATGAGAATGCATAACTTCGCCAATACCGTCAGGTGAAGAAATAACTTCAAACGATAAAGAAGTATCTGAAATATCATAACTCCCGAGATTGGTGATATTTGTTTCTATAAGTTTATGTTGGTCTTTTGATCTATTATTAATATTTTCTCTAATTTGTATATTCATTTTTATATTCCTGAAATTTGTGACGTATTTCCTGTTGTCTGAGAACCAGTAGAACCAGTACTACCTGATGGTCCAGATCCTCCTGTGCTTCCAGTCGATCCACCTGATCCACCTGCTCCACCTCCACCAGCTGCATTATTTCCATCATTGATACAAGGGGTATAGTATCCGCAAGTTCCTGAAGAACCTGCCGAACCTAATGGACCACCTCCACCACCATCTCCGCCTGGAGTTGTTGCGTTTGGTGGTGAGACTCCGCCAGCACCACCTGTGTTAGCATTTCCTGGATCGCCAGGAGAGGCATTGGCCGACACCGCACCACCTTGTCCGTACCACGTGTTTCCTTTTGGACCACCTGCTCCACCTGGAGATCCTGCTCCACCTCCACCACCACAAGTTTGGTGGGTGTACCACGAATTATATCGACCACCTCCACCTGAACCACCACCACCACCAGCTGCTGGACCACCTCCACCACCTGCTCCACCTGCTCCACCTGTACCTCCAGAACCACCGTTCACAGTTCCTACTGTTGTGAAAGTTGTTGCTAAATTTGTTCCAGTTTGTTGATGGTCATATGCTGCTCCACCTGCTCCACCAGAAGTGCCTGTTCCACCTGTGTTTCCTGTGTTTCCATTTCCACCTCCAGCACCAGCACTACCAATTTGTTGATCGCCATTAACACCAGCACCACCAGCACCACCACCACCAGTGGATCCAACTGAACCAGAACCACCAGCAGAACCAGAAGTGCCTGATGCGCCTTGTATTGTTCCGTTATTTACTATGTCTAATGTTGAACCAGAACCCCAACCCGTTCCTGACAATAATGATGCACTACCAGTTGATGTAGAACCAATCGTAACACCTGAGTTAATAGTTAATACAACTTTACCCGTTCCGCCAAACCCAGCACCAGTTGCTGTTGAATAAACATTATAATCATTTTGACTAGAACTAATTGCTAAGTCAAACTGGGCAGACTTACCATGAAAATCTGTGAATTTGATGGCACCAGAAGCTGGTACACCTGCCGCAGCAGCATAATATTCACTCATTGCGTGTGGAGCAGTTCCACCAAACTCTGATGAGATTTCTGCTAAACTAATTTGTCCTGAACTTTGTAATGCCATAACTTAATCCTTAATTTTACTATATTTATAATCAATTTTATCTTTATCTAAAATGTGGACCTTGTATCCACGATACTATTGAATTTCTTTTTCCTTTAGTTACCTCTGTAACTCTATGTTTCATAAAAGACGGAAATGCTATAATACTTCCCTTCTTTTTAAATCCTTCAGGAGATACTGTTCCAACTCCACCTATTTCAAACTCAAAATTCCCACCCTCATATTCTGATGGGTCTGTTAATTGAATAATTAATGATATTTTTCTATCATAATATCCTTCTTTCTTCCATACATTATCTCTATGCCAATCATAAAACCCAGAATCAGAACCATGATAAGTTGTGTATTGAATATTAAATTTATTTATTATATCAAATCCAAAAGCAGCACCATTAGATTCCTGACCATAATTCCAAATCATTTCTTTTAATTCGGAATCATCATCGGCCCATCTTACTTTACTTATTCTCATGGATTCGTCATATTCGCCATCAGGATTATCACTTCCAACTACAGCATCTATAACTTCAAACTTTTCACACCTTTCAACAATACCATCAACAACTTCATCAGATAATTCTGATTCCCAAATCCACCAATCGTATTTCATAATATATCATTCCATTATTTTAAATTATTTTAACTTTGCTTGTAATTCCTCAATTTGTACTTGTTGCTCTTTAATTGCTTCAACTAATAGACCGATAGTTTGGTCATATTGTACTGTCTTATATGCAATACCATCATCCATCTTAAGTGGTAATTCTTTCTCTGATACTGCTGAAGGTAAAACCTTTTCAACATCCTGAGCAATAAGACCAGCAGATTCTTTACCGTCTGCGATGTAAGTAAACGTACAACCAGTAAGTTGTTTAACCTTATCTACAGCACCTTCGATCGTTTGGATATTCTCCTTTAAACGTTTATCAGAAATTGTAGTAGAGTATGCGATCATATCGCCATCTGCATGAATATCACCATTGTTTACCACTCTCATGCGTTCACCACCGTCTAGGAAGAAACTTTGAGTAGTTGTTGCGATATTAATGTAATCGTTACTATCCCTACCAATATGAGTAATTCCATCTCTTAAATCTGTTTCAACAGAGAATGTAGTTCCTGATAAATCAAGACCTGCACCAGCAGAGTAAGTGGTGTTAGTATCAGTGTATCCTGTAATATAACCAGCACCATTAGTCAACTGGTTGTTATTAGTAACGTTAGTCGCACCAGTAGCAATACCGTCTAACTTAGTATTGTCAGCAGATGTAAAGTTGATTTCAGATAATTGTCCATTTGTAACTGAGTAAGTAGTATTGTTATCAGGGACTGTTACAGCATCCGTAGTTCCATCACCACGTGCTAACGTAATAGTGTGACCACTAATTGTCATTACGTCTGCTGCAGAACCTAGAGATTGGTTAGATGTTTTAGCAGTTTTAGTTGCTAAAGCAGTAGTTAATGTAGAAGCATAAGCACTGTCATCATTAATTGCCGCAGCCAACTCATTAAGAGTATCTAAAGTGCCAGGAGCACCACCGATAAGGTTAGTGATCTGAGTATCTACATATCCTGAAGTAGTCTTTGTATTAACATCAGTCTGGATAACTGCTCTTGCAGCAGCAGATAATACTTCTTGAGCAGCGATTGCAGAGGTAACACTTGAATCTCTAGCAGTTTCATTAGAAGCCATCTCGGTTCTAATCAATGCTCTATCAGTAGTAGCACTTGAATGTGATGAATCAGATGATGACTCATTTGCGTCAACATCAGACTGGATTGCGTTTCTAGCAGTTAATGATAATGCTTCCTGAGTAGCAATAGCAGAGGTAACACTTGAATCTCTGTTAGTTTCATTAGTTGCCATTTCAGATCTAATCAATGCTCTATCAGTTGTCGCAGCAATATGAGAATTATCAGAAGATAACTCATTTGCGTCAACATCGCTTTGGATAGTAGATCTAGCAGCAGCAGATGTTACTTCCTGAGCAGCAATAGCAGAGGTAACACTAGCGTCTCTAGCAGTTTCGTTAGCAGCGACTTCAGATCTAATCGCAGCACGATCAGTTGTTGCAGAACCTAATGCCGTTGTCATTGTACCAGCAAAATCGGCATCATCATTTAATGAAGCAGCAAGTTCGTTTAACGTATCTAATGCAGCAGGAGCAACATCAACTAAATTTGCGACCGCAGTTGAAATGGCAGCAGCTTCAGAGGTATCTCTAGCAGTTTCGTTAGTTGCCATTTCAGATCTAATCAATGCTCTATCAGTTGTCGCAGCAGTATGAGAATTATCAGAAGATAACTCATTTGCATTAACATCGCTTTGGATTGCAGATCTAGCAGCAGCACTTAATACTTCTTGAGCAGCAATTGCAGCAGCTTCAGAGGTATCTCTTGCAGTTTCATTCGCAGCAACTGTTGCTGATGTTGCTTTAGTATCTACATCGCTTTGGATAGTAGATCTAGCAGCAGCACTTAATACTTCTTGAGCAGCAATTGCACTAGTAACACTAGCGTCTCTGTTAGTTTCGTTTGTAGAAACTGTTGCTGATGTTGCTTTAGTATCTAATGCAGTTTGTAAACCATCAACGTTACTGATAACGTGATTATGAGAATCATCAGCAATAACTGTCGTAATACTGACAGCATTTGCACTGAAACTAGCAGTACCTGATACATCTCCTGATAATGTTACGGAAGCAGTTGAACCTAATTTCTGTCCTAAGTTAGTTGATACAGTTGTAGCAAAGTTAGCATCAGCACCTAAAGCAGCAGACAACTCGTTAAGAGTATCTAGTGCAGCAGGAGCAGAATTTACAACATCAGCAACTGCAGTATCAACATAAGTTTTATTCGCAGCATCAGTTCCAGAAGTTGGTGTAGCAACTTCAGTAACCTTATTATTGTTCATATCAATATTATCACCGAACTCAATTTTAGTTGAAGCACTGTCAGTAATTTTCTTACCAGTAAGGATTTGTAAATTACCCTTTGCCTCAATGTTACCAGATGTAGTAGTTATTGTAACATCAGCAGAACCAGTCGCAGTAAGATTAACACCAGAAGCAGATTGTAATGTAGTCTCTCCAGTACCTTGAGTTTTAACTGTTAGACTTTGGTCGAGGTCTGCACTAACAATAATAGTTCCAGCAGAATCTTCAATAACCTTTGAACCGTTGACATAAAGTGATCCAGGTCCAATATGAACATCTCGCCAAACCATTGCAGGAGAACCAAGGTCATATGTATTATTTGCAGAAGGGGTAACATGACCAGTAACTTCTGTAGCACCAGCAATAGTACCGCCAGAAGTGTTAAACTTAGTATCAACATCAGTCTGGATAACTGCTCTTGCAGCAGCAGATAATACTTCTTGAGCAGCAATTGCAGAGGTAACAGATGTATCTCTAGCAGTTTCATTAGCAGTTGTGATACTTCTAATCGCTGTATTAGTAGTAAGTAGGTTTGCTTCTACTTGGTTAATTTTAGCTGAATTATCTACAGGACTACCTGCTAACATAGCGTCAGTAATAGTTCCAGATGTTATTGCGTTATTTGCGTGTAATTTATTGTTTTTGCCAAATACTACGTTGCTTCCAACGTTTAAACCGTGTTTAGCGACAAATGCTTTTTTAGTTGCCATAAGAGTTCATTTCCTTCTTAGTTAAAAATAGCAATTATTAATTGCCTTCGTCATTCAAAATTATATTTGAAATTTTATTATATTATATCAATTTATTTATAATGAAAAGGTTTCCCCTATTCCTCAACAACGGTCCTTGTCGATTTAAATTCAACACCAGTTGTTGTCGGGTCGGCATAAAGAATAATGTTACCACTAACCAATTCAACTGAGTATTCGCACAATGAATTGCCACCACTTTCGATTGTAGCATATTCAGTATAGTCTATACTACCACTTGAATTTTTTACTGCAGCAATTGTCGTGTAATTATATGAACCAGACTTATCTGCTACAACATTGTATGTAACTGCAGCAACTGTGTTGGCTGTTATAGAATCTATTTCTGTGTTGCCTTCTCCAACAACGATCTTTTCGAACGTTTCAACCGTGGATTCTGAAGCGCTTCCATCTGTCCAGGGGGTTGAAGACAATATTTCGGCGAATAACCTATTTCTACTTTTAGCCATAACTTTATTTATAATAATGAAAAAGAGTCCGAAGACTCTTTTATTAGACAAAAAAAGGAGTCCCGAAGGACTCCTCTTATTATTACAACTTACTTAAACTTAACCAACAGTTGCTAACTTCAATACCTTAACGGCAGAAGCAGAAACAGTTGGAGTACAAGTAACTGTAACCGTGGTTCCAGATATACTAGCATCAACCGAACCAAGTTCGTTGCTACCAGTAGTGATAGTCGCATACTCTGACAATACAACATTCGTACCGTCATGAGTAATAAGAACTTCCATAGAATGGAACTCATTCGCAGCAGTATCTTCAATCTCAACAAGATACTTAACTGTTCTAGCATCACCAGTACCGAAAGTATCAATAGTTTGAGCACTAGTACCAGTCAAAGTTGCAGAGTTGGTATCAATCGTAGCAAGTTTCTCAACGAACTTATTAGCACTTGAGTAAGACTGGATAGAGATAACATCATCAACAGTAGCACCATCTGTCAACCAGATAGAAGTAGTATTCGCTGCTTCATAATCAGTATTAGCAAGAAGCATAATACCATTCATAAATACAGAAATCTTACCTGCTGTATAATCAAGAGTCTTACCGAAGTTATCAGCACCACCAAATGATTGCTGGTCAGCAGTAGCAGTATATGCTAATTCACTGAATACATAACTCGTATTAGCAGAAAATGCTTGGAACACAGTATTAGAAACATAAGTAGAACTCAAGTGAGCATTACTCGCATAGTTATCAGATAATGTTACAGCAATACTTGCAGCATTAGCACTAAAGCTAGCAGAACCAGTCGCATCACCAGTTAATGTTACAGTAGCAGTTGAACCTAGTTTCTGACCTAGATTAGTAGTTAATGTAGTAGCAAAGTTCGCATCAGCACCTAAAGCAGCAGACAACTCGTTAAGAGTATCTAACGCAGCAGGAGCAGAGGCAACTAAACTAGCAACTTCAGTATCAACATAACCTCTAATAGCAGTATTTGAAGCAAGTAAGTTCGCTTCAACTTGTACTATCTTAGCAGCATTAGCAGTTGTGATACTTCTAATCGCTGTATTAGTTGATGTAATTGATGACCAAAGGTTTCCGTCTACAGTTTGTAGAGCAGAAATATCAGTATCATTAGAAGTAATCAGTGAACGGACAGCAGTATCATTAGAACTGATTAGAGTTCTAATAGCAGTATTAGTACCAGTTAAACCAGTCCACAGATTAGTATCTTCAGTCTGTAACGCAGTAATATCAGTATCATTAGAACTGATTAGAGTTCTAATAGCAGTATTAGTCGAAACTAATGCTGCCCAAGTTGCCTTATCAGATACATTGATTACAGTATCAAAAGTAGACCCATCAGCAACAGAAATACGGAAGTTATTGTTAGCGGTAGAAAATGCTGTTCCAGTAACACCAGCAACAGTCTGGGTTGATACACTTGTAACACGACCATCAGCACCAACAGTAACAACTGGAACTGCTGTAGAAGAACCGTAAGATCCCGCAGTAACACCTGAGTCAGCAATGTCAGTAGTAATTGATACAGCATTAGCACTAAAGTTAGCAGTACCAGTAACATCACCAGTAAGAGCAACAGTAGCAGTTGAACCTAGTTTCTGACCTAGATTAGTAGTTAATGTAGTAGCAAAGTTAGCATCATCTCCAAGAGCAGCAGCCAATTCATTCAACGTATCTAACGCAGCAGGTGAAGCATCGACTAAGTCACCAACGGCAACATTAATAGCACTATTTCTGTCTGTTACTTCAGTTGAAATAGCAGTAGATAATTCACTTCGGATAGCAGCTCTATCAGATGTCGCAGCAGTATTAACTAATGCTTGAGCAGTTTCATTCGCATCAACATCAGATTGAATCGCAGATCTAGCAGTAGCAGATAATGCTTCCTGAGTAGCAATTGCAGAGGTAACACTAGTGTTTCTAGCAGTCTCATTAGTTGCCATTTCAGATCTAATCGCAGCACGATCAGTTGTCGCAGCAGTATGAGAATTATCAGAAGATAACTCATTTGCGTCAACATCAGATTGGATTGTATCCATTCTTGATGTATCAGTTGATACTTGAGTAGCAATTGAAGAATCTCTTGCTGTTTCGTTAGCAGCAACTTCAGATCTAATCGCAGCACGATCAGTTGTTGCAGCAGTATTAACTAATGATTGAGCAGTTTCGTTCGCATCAACATCAGACTGGATCGCAGATCTAGCAGCAGCAGATAATACTTCCTGAGCAGCAATAGAACTAGCAACACTTGTATCTCTAGCAGTTTCGTTAGCAGCAACTTCTGTTCTAATTAACGCACGATCAGTTGTCGCAGAACCTAATGCTGATGTCATTGTACCAGCAAAATCAGCATCATCTCCAAGAGCAGCAGCCAATTCATTCAACGTATCTAACGCAGCAGGAGCAACATCAACTAAATTAGTAATTGCAGTATCAACGGCACTGGTAACACTAGTGTCTCGGGCAGTTTCATTAGAAGCCATCTCGGTTCTAATTAACGCACGATCAGTTGTTGCAGCAGTATTAACTAATGCTTGAGCAGTTTCATTTGCGTCAACATCAGACTGGATCGCAGATCTAGCAGTTAATGATAATGCTTCCTGAGTAGCAATGGCAGAGGTAACAGATGTATCCCTAGCAGTTTCATTCGCAGCAACTTCAGTTCTAATCAATGCTCTATCAGTAGTAGCACTTGAATGAGAAGTATCAGAAGATAATTCGTTCGCATCAACATCGCTTTGGATGTTGTTCATTCTAGTAGTATCAGTTGATACTTGAGTTGCAATTGAAGAATCTCTTGCTGTTTCATTCGCAGCAACTTCAGATCTAATCGCAGCACGATCAGTTGTCGCAGCAGTATGAGAAGTATCAGAAGATAACTCGTTCGCATCAACATCGCTTTGAATCGCAGATCTAGCAGTAGCAGATAATACTTCCTGAGCAGCAATTGCAGCAGTTGCGCTAGCTAAAGTAGCAGTATCAGCAGCAGCAAGTTCAGATCTAATCGCAGCACGATCAGTAGTAGCAGTACTTAATGAAGTTGTTACAGTTGCTGAGAAGTTCGCATCATCTCCAAGAGCAGCAGCAAGTTCATTCAACGTATCTAACGTACCTGGAGCAGAGTCAATTAAGTCTCCAACAGCAACATTAATAGCACTGTTTCTGTCTGTTACTTCAGTTGAAATAGCAGTAGATAATTCAGTTCTAATCAATGCTCTATCAGTTGTCGCAGCAGTATGAGAAGTATCAGATGCTAACTCATTTGCATCAACATCAGATTGGATAGTAGATCTAGCAGCAGCAGATAATACTTCCTGAGCAGCAATAGAACTAGCAACACTTGTATCTCTTGATGTTTCATTCGCAGCAACTTCAGATCTAATTAACGCACGGTCAGATGTAGCACTTGTATGAGCAGTATCAGAATCGCTTTCATTAGCATTAACGTCTGCTTGGATAGCATCCATTCTTGATGTATCAGTTGATACTTGAGATGCAATTGAAGCATCTCTAGCAGTTTCATTCGCAGCAACTTCAGATCTAATCGCAGCACGATCAGTTGTCGCAGCAGAATTAGCAGCATCAGATGCAGTTTCATTCGCATCAACATCAGATTGAATTGCGTTTCTAGCAGTTAATGATAATGCTTCCTGAGTAGCAATTGCAGCAGTAACAGATGTGTCTCTAGCAG